TCATTGCGGCGTGATCAGCTGATCGCACCCTTGCAGGCGCCACTCCTTGTGCAGATAGCGATCCAGATCGGTCAATGCCTGGCCCCTGAACTGGTACTGCATTTCGGTCGAATGTTCGGCCAGCTGCGCCATCTTCTGTTTCAGCTGACCGCATTGCCACAGACCGACGGTGGGCGCCCCCTGATAGGCGAGTTCGATGGCATCCCCCTGATTGAGTCGCCACTCCTGCCATTGTGACCAGCCAAGCAGGCCCAATACGCTCAGGATTGCCACTTCTGCCAGCTTCATCGTCTCATCCCCTTGCCAATGTGTGCCTACCCGTTAACTCTGACCCAGCCTCCGCCTTTTGCCACATTTGTTGTTTTTTGGTTAATTAATGTAACCCGTTTTCACTTTCTGGTTTTAATGGCATTTTTTTATAAAAAAATGGCCTCATTGATGTAGTAATCCTACAATTTGTGGAGTAATCTTTGTTCAGTGGTCTTACCAGTGAGGTGCCGTATCATGTTTCATCCCTTCTCTCTGACTCAGATAATCCTTCGTCGCACCTTCGTGCTGCTGGTGGGCGTGCTCGCCTTCCCTGTGATGCTGTTTCGCAGCGACCGCGCGCGTTTCTACAGCTACCTGCACCGCATCTGGAACAAGACCAGCACCAAGCCGGTGTGGTTGAAGATGAGCGAACGAGGTGAGCGGATCTTCTACTGATCCCGCTCCTTGCATAAAAAAGACAGCCCAGACCTTCTTGGGCGTCACCCTGACCGGAAACCCCATTGTCTTGTCGAACGGGGCCGAGCTGCACTTTTGCTCCACTAGCTCCAACAGCGCCCAGTCCCGCTCGGGCAACGTCTACATCGATGAGTATTTCTGGATCCCCAACTTCGAGAAGCTCTCGGACGTGGCCAGCGCTATGGCGACCCAAAGCCGCTGGCGCAAGACCTACTTCTCGACCCCATCGAGCAAGGTCCATGAGGCTTACCGGTTCTGGACTGGGGATCGCTGGAAGGGGCAGCGGCCGAGCCGGGTGGCTATCGACTTTCCTGGGGAAGATGACCTGCGCGATGGCGGCCGCATCTGCCCGGATCGGCAGTGGCGCTACGTCATCACCATTGAGGACGCCATACGTCTTGGCTGCAACCTCATCGACATCGAGGAGCTCAAAGATGAGTACCCGGAGGAGGTGTTCGATCGCCTCTACATGTGCCGGTTTATCGATGACGCGCTGTCGGTGTTCAAGTTCCAGGATATGGAGCGGGCAGGGGTGGACCCGACCCGGTGGGAGGACTACAAGCCCGGGCGCCCCGACCCGTTCGGGCGGCGGGAAGTGTGGATGGGCTACGACCCGAGCCGCACCCGCGACAACGCCACCCTGGTGGTGGTTGCCCCGCCCACGGTCGCCGGTGAGCGCTTCCGGGTGTTGGAGAAGCACTACTGGCGCGGGCTCAACTTTCAGTTCCAGGCACAGGAGATCACCCGCATCGCCAACAAGTTCAGGGTCACCTATCTCGGTGTCGATGTCTCCGGCATCGGCGCCGGGGTGTTTGACCTCTTGAAGCCCACCTTCAAAGGGGTATGTCACCCCATCAACTACAGCATCGAGAGCAAGTCACGGCTGGTCCTCAAGATGATCGACGTGGTGGAGGCGAACCGCATCGAGTGGGACAGCTCGGACAGGGACATCCCGCTCGCTTTCCTCGCTATCAAACGCAGCACCACCGGCGGCGGCCAGATGACGTTTCGGGCCGCCCGGGACAATGTGACCGGACACGCCGACGTGTTCTTTGCCATCGCCCACGCCGTGGCCAACGAGCCGCTCGATACCCACCGCAAACGCAAATCCCAATCGGCCCAGGTGGCCACCCCATCCAGCCGCGGCGCCGTGGCGTTCAGCATGCCGGAGGCCATCGACCCCACGGCCTGGATGACCGACTACACCGGGGTGTTCTACAACCCCTATGGCGAGTATTACCAGCCGCCTATCGACCGTAAGGGGCTGGCCAAGGTGGCCCGGGCGAATGCCCATCACGGGGCCATCCTAATGGCGCGCCGCAATATGGTCGCCGGCCGTTTCACCCATCAGCGCGCCACCATCACGGCGTTCGTGCACAACTACCTGCAGTTTGGGGATGCTGGCCTGCTTAAAATTCGCAACGGCTTTGGCCAAGTGGTGGGGTTGCACCCACTCTCCAGCGTCTATCTGCGCCGGCGCGAGGACGGCTGTTTTGTCTACCTGCAGCAGCAGGGTAAGCCGAACCCGACTTACCGGCCGGAGGATGTAATTTGGTTGGCCCAATACGACCAGGAGCAACAGGTCTACGGCATGCCCGATTACCTGGGTGGCCTACAGTCGGCCCTGCTCAACCAGGATGCTACCCTGTTTCGGCGCAAATACTTCCTCAACGGCGCCCACATGGGCTTCATCTTCTATGCCACCGACCCGAACATGGACGACGACACCGAGGACGAGATGAAGGAGATGATCGCCAACTCCAAGGGGGTGGGGAACTTTCGCTCGATGTTTGTGAACATCCCCGATGGCGAGCCGGACGGCATCAAGCTCATTCCGGTGGGGGACATTGCGACCAAGGACGAGTTCGCGGCCATCAAGGGGATCACCGCCCAGGACGTACTTACTTCTCACCGCTTTCCGGCAGCGCTGGCCGGTATCATCCCGACCAATGGTGGGGGCGGGCTCGGGGATCCCGAGAAGTACGATGCCACCTATGCCAGGGACGAGGTGCTGCCGCTCTGCGAACTGGTGCAGGACGCCATCAACAGCTCGGGACTCCCTCGCTCCCTCTGGGTCGAGTTTCGGGAAACCATCGGAGTGACTGTATAAAAAAACAGGGACGATTGGCGTATAATATTCCATTCTGAAAACGGTATGGCAGGGGGATAAATATGCGGGTTTATTGCAAAGAGTGTGGCGTTCGGGGTCGTATCACCAAGACCAACCACCTGAGCGATGCTGTGGCCGATCTCTACTGCCAATGCACCGATGCCGAATGTGGCCATACTTGGGTGGCGGCACTTTCATTTACCTACACCCTGAGTCCCTCGGCTAGAACGGTCAATCAAATGGCACTGGCCTTAGTTAGGGGGTTGACCCCGGAGGGGAAGCAGATGGTACTGGAAGGATTGGAGATGCAATAACGCCCCCAATTATTCTTCCTCTCTTCGAATATGGTGTGATATCCAGGTGCTGTTCGGCTTCGGCTTATCCTTCGTCGTCCCTTCTGTTTTGCGGGCCTTCGTCAAAAAATCAATCAAAACTCAACGTAATAAATAATTTCCCTCTCACTAAGCTGGTTCGCGTCTGATACCCTATTCATCCATTATACAGTTCAAACTGGTTGATATGGTGTATTTAAATGTAGTTTTGTTACTTAATGTATTGGAAGCTATATTGAAAAAATACGAAGTAAATTTGATATTTTAAATTTAAAGTTTTTAGATGAAAACTGTTAGGTGTCTAAAACATAAGTGAGGACAATAAATGAAACCGAGATTGTTTATAGGTTCGTCAGTTGAAGGATTAGGGGTAGCTTACGCCATACAACAGAATTTGATGCATGATGTAGAAGCAACTGTCTGGGATCAAGGAGTTTTTGGCCTTTCTCAAACGTCTATAGACTCGCTAGAACAAACGTTGGCAGCTTCAGACTTCGGGGTTTTTGTCTTTAGTCCTGATGATATTACACTGATGCGGAATGAAAAAAATAAAACCGTACGAGATAATGTACTTTTTGAGTTTGGTTTATTTGTTGGCAAGCTAGGGAGAGAGAGGGTTTTTTTTATAATTCCTGATGGAAGTGATACTCATGTTCCGACAGATCTTCTAGGTGTAACGCCTGGAAAATATGATCCAAAGAGACAGGATAATAGTCTTCAAGCGGCAACAGGGGCCGCATGCAATCAGATAAGAATAGTTGTTAATAAAATTGGTTTTTTAAATGCCCCTAAGGTAGACAATGAGTCCGCTGAAGACAATGCTTTATCTATTGAAAAAAATCTTGAGTGGATGCATGATTTAATAGATAAAAAATTTGATGAAGCAAGAGTTAAACTAGCCAAATTGACTGAAGGTTTGGATGGAGCAGAGTTGTTAAGAAATGAAATGTGGTTAAGCTTTATAGATCTCAAGCAAAACGACTACAACGGTATACAGCCATTAATTGAGAAAATAAAAGATCATGCTGAAAACATAGAAATTCAAGTGCTAGGTCTCGAAATGTTAATGTGGGAGAAATATGAAGATAAGGCGTTGAGTTTAATCCATGAACTTTATGGTGAACACCCACAAGACATAAAAATTTTAATTATTAAATCTGAATGCTTGAGCAGTATAGGAGAAGAGAGTCAAGCAATTGACACATTAATATCTAAAAGCGATGACCCAGATGTTGGTCTCAAGCTGTCTGAGTTATACTCGTCGTCAGGCGACAGTGAAAACGCATTGAAGTCAATTGCTAAAGCATATCGCGAAAGCCAGAATAACAAAGAAATAATGTTCAGATACTCAAAGTTGCTAATTGATGCTGACAAAAACAAAGAGGCTTTATATTTATTAAATCGTCTGGCGAATGATTGTCCAGATGTTCCTGGGTATTATGGTTATTTAAGCAATGCATGTTTAAAGTTGGGTTTGTACGATAAGGCAATGGTTGCTTGCAGGAAAGCATTTGAGTTATCAAATGGAAAAGAACCTTGGATTATAAATAATATAGGGAATATGCTAAACAACAAAGGGTTTTATGCTGACGCCGTTGAATGGTTAGAGAAAGGAAGTAAATTAGATAGCTCATCAGAGTATGCGCACGATCGTCTTGCAAGCGCAATTAAGAATCGCTTTGGTGAGAATGAGAAGTTCACTAATGTATGCAAAGAAGGTCGAATATTATTGAGGACTGCATATCAGCCTGAAAATTTGGACTAACTGAACGCTATCCAGATAGATCGTCAACAAATAGCGTTTCCAATCCAAACTGTGGTTGTCAGCCATTATTTGGTGCTATCCAGAGAATGCGGGTACTGACGGGCTTTTGATGATGCCTCTATGTTTGATGGCCACCGGGGGTTAGGGTGGTCATCTGCTAAGTACACCGTATTGTGTGACTGTTGGCTCTGAGTTGGATACATCAGCGGCCATGGCCAGCAGATCCTGCAGCAGGTTTGGGTAAAACGGATCTTATTTATACGAATCTTTAAATTATATAATTTGTATTATTAGTAACTGTCAATGAAGATAGTTGCAACATTGCTTTATGTCATCTGATTAAGGTCTATGACGACTGGCTAGCTATTTTTACAGAGAGAATCTTTCATTTGAAATGGAAATCGTTTTTATCCCATTCACAACAGCATTTATCCATGATTGAGTGTCGGCTGGTATCCAGACTGCTTGTGAAGGTATCTGCTCATTCCATGTTAGTATCTGTTTGTTCTTTGAAGCCCATTTTTTCATTTTTGCCTCAAATTGCTGACAATAATACGGAGCCTCACAGAAAATTCCTGCCCAGGGATCAATAACCCAGCAGCCATTGTAATCTGACATTTTTATATGGTCAGTTGCACCTAGTGGTGGTTTCCCAGATAAAGCAAAGGCATGAGATCCCTTGTTATCTACACAGTACTGTGTGGCATAACCACCTGATTTATTAACTATTTGTGCCGCAGCTCCGGACATTTCGCCACAGTTTCCAACTCCTTTTTCCATACTGGTGGTAAAATCGTAAAAACCATTACTACTGGCACTGAAGTAGATGTTTTTCTGTGTTTCACAAACTAATGTGGCGGTATCATTCTGGCGTAATATATCCGTTGCATCACTTTTTTTTACTTTGTTTCCAGATTTTTTTCCTAAGTCTGAAAATCTATCTCTAACTGCTTTATATGCACGCAATGATAAAAGTAAATTATCATGTTCTATTTTTTCAAATATTGGTAGTTGGTATTCATCTCCCGAAGATTGTGAGAGGTTATATGGTTCTGGTTGGCTATGTTGAGCAAAAAAATCATTGAGATCAAAACCCAGTTGCTGAAAAAAATCCGGGGAAGATACGACAGGTGTTTCTTGGCTTTTTTGAGCAAAATAATCATTGAGATCAAAACCCAATTGCTGAAATAAATCTGGAGAGGATATGGCAGGTGTTTCTTGATGGTTTTGAGCAAAAAAGTCATTGAGGTTAAAATCTTCATGCTGGAAGAAATCTGGAGTAAAAATAAAGGGTTCACTGTTGGTATTCATCGTAGTGTGATTTTCAGATGATATTTTATCGGTAAAATAATCAGGTATGTCACTCTGTTGCTGAGTTGGGAACGTAGAGTTGTCTAACAACTCACTAAACTTGCGTTTATTTTGGTTGCTATGAGCTGTGTCTTCATTTGTTGTTAAGTTATCATCCCCACCTGGTGGTCCGTTAACCCAGACTCCCTGGCATTGCCTGATCAACTCAGAACTACCTGCGTCATTCAGGTTCGCATATGATATCGGCTCTCCAGTAAGCTGCTCGTCGTCTCGCCAATGCCCTCGTGATTTCATCAGTTTTATAAATTTTTGACGTTCCATCTTGCTAAGAACCTTTTTGTGGTTTTGATCATCACTTTGCTTAAAGTAAGTAATGATTCCATGAGTAGCTTTCTATGAATTACGCACCAGACCTACCAGTTGAAGAGTCCAACAATACGGATTTGTTACTACTGCATGAGTAGGAAGGGCCGCGATAACAGAGCAATTGACACTGCTGTACTTGGTCTTATCAATAAGCATAGCTGCTCCAGCATTGGTTGCTTGTCCGGCAATGCCATGAATAGGGTGCGCAGGTTCTATTCATTTTACTCTCCGAAAAACTGGGCATTGCTGATGAACTCTCTTCTAAGGCTGACGGAGGGTTGTGGCCGTGTGTGCAGGTCGATGGCATTACGTAGTCGCTCAAGTTGAGTATGAGCTTGTTCAGTGTTCCCATCCTCAAGGGCACCTAGTAGCACCAGAGCATCATTGGAACAAGCGGGCGTCATGCTGGCCAACCAGGCTGCTAGATCCCCGGATTGGGCCAGCAGACCCCGTACATCATCTAGTTCAGCTTGGCGTTTTGCCTCTCGGCGTCTGGCCTCTGCTTCAACTTGATACGGGGATGGTTCGTTTGATGATGCAAATGGGTGTCGTTCGGTTACTTTTAGGTCACCATTTCGGATATACACGAACCTGTCTCCAGCTCTGACTACTGAGCCGCGCCGGATCATGGCTACTTCTTCTGTATCAAGTCCCAAATGGAATGCGTTTCTGCCACCCAATGGATCCTCTTTCGAGCCTCCAAGATCGTCCCGTACAGTTGTTGCCAGAGCTCCAAGGGGTAAACCCCCTTCGCTGCGCTCGGCACACCCTAACTCACTACGTTCGCCCACAGACCAAAACCCGCTGCCCTGGGCCTCGGTGGTGTTCTGTGACCCACACTTGCGCAGCACCCATTCCCCCACACGAGTTTGCTGGATGAGGCCGTCAGCGGCCCGCACGCCCACAAGCTTGGTTTGCGGTTCGCCGTACTGGTTGGCGTCGGTAAAGGCGGTGCGGTAGATACTCAAAGGGCGTTCGTCCCGCCGGCAGCAGGGGCCGCCCATGGCCTGGGTGAAGTTCTTCCAGTCCACCGCGTCGGCATAACGGCGGCACTCTTCCATGATGGGGCTGGCCAGCGGAGCAACGGGGATCCCCTTGGCCTCTTGCAGGCGACCAGGTAGCCGGCGCAGTTCGCGCCAGATCCCGACCGGCGGACCCTTCAAGGGCTGGAACTGGCGCAGGCCCCAAAGCGAGGCCCAGGCCCGCACCCGGCGGGCGCCTTCGGTAGCTGCGGTCTCGGCTTCTAGATCGCCTTCGTCACCGACCCGGTACCCGTCGATGTTCTTGGCGATGTATTTGACGATGTAGCCCACGGCGCCGCCCTTCTCCTTGTCCATCACCTTCCAGTCAAAGCGGGGCGTGATGTCGCTATAGGGCTGTTTGCTGTCTGGGTGACGTTTGCGTTCCAGGTCGCCTTTGTCATGGCTCAGGGCATAGCGTTGCAGGATACCGATCAGCCGGTGCTGGTGCTCGGGTTTGACCCAGATAAGCAGGTGCCAGTGGGGCGTGCCATCGTGGTGGGGTTCGACTACCCGAAAGCCGAAATAGTCGATGGGGTCTGCCACCAGGAACTCTCCCCGCCGTGTCAGGTTGCGGTCGAGGGCTGAGCGGCAGCGCTTCCACAGCTCGCTAGTGTAGTGCTGTGAATCTCGGGGGGAAGAGCCGTCGTGTTTGGGGTTTTCTCTCGTGCTGTCTGGCCCGCCAGCCTGGGGGGCCCTGATGGTCTTCCAGGGGTGGAAACGGCTCGGTGCCGTCCAAGTAAAGAACAGGCCGACATAGCCCAGCTCGTCGGCAACGTCAGAAAAGCCCCGTGCCCGCACCACCAGTTCATGACGGCGGTTCTCTGGGTTGGCGATGGAGGCTTTTACCGCATCCTCCAGACTGACGATGATGTCATCCTGAGCGTTGTAGGCTTCCATGTCCTTGAGCCAGGCTGCTGCCATCCGCTGACGTTCGATAAAGGCTTGCAAGCCCTGGCTGGACACGTAGGCGGACACCCCCTTACGCACCTTGCCAAGTAGGATGGCGCAATGCTCGTTGTACTGATCCCAGATCTTGCGCATACGCCTGGCCCACCATTTGGGATCGAGCCAGCGGATAAGGTGGTGGGCGATGAAGTCATCACGACTCTCGGCCGTTCTGAATTTGGGCAGGCGGGGCAGCATGCCCCAGGCGGCCAGCGGTTGGCTGCACGCGTTCCACAAGCGGATCGCCGACACCAGCTCTGTGCCGAAATCAGTGGTGGCATTAAACAGCCGGGTGACCCGCTCTACATAGTTGACGGCCAGGCGCTCGCGGCTCTCCTTGGTCCTAAGCTGCTCGAGTGGTTCGGGGATCACGTTTTGCACCTGGCGCAGGGTAGTGATGCGGCTTGATAGCCAGCGATTGGCCTCTTTGCAGATGGCCACCCCCTTAAGCACATCAGGGGCACGACGGGTGCAGTACCCAACAAACAGATCGGCGATCAATTCACTGGGCAGTTGTACCCCTGGCCCACCGTTCTCGCGAGGGATCGGCCGCTCCAACAGGTCAAGTGCCCAGTCCAGATCGTAGGTGCCAGGGATGCCGACAAAATAGCTCTTGATAGCGTTGATCCGGGTATCGATATCACCGCCGGCGAGTTCTCTGCATCGAGCCGCTGGGAGGCGGGATGCTTCGAGTGGATAGAGTGATACATGACGACAAGCCATGATGCGGCGCGCCATGGCTTTAGTGGATGCTGCCAATTTCCAGGCAGCAGGCTGCCTGGGGGATATGGGTTTGGCGTCGAACAGTTCGGCGTAATAGTCCCGCATCAGAAGGACCGGGGCTCGTCACCGGGCAGAGCTGCGATCAGGCGTTCCAGATAGGAAAAACTAGGATAGTGCGGTGAGGCGGCCATCGTTATTTGGCACCTCCTGACAGTGTTTGAAGCTCAAGCCGACAATTCGCCAGTGCTCCGGCAGCCATGCCTCTCATCTTGCGCGCTGCTGCACACTGTCGAAGGGTGAGGGATATGCTGATCCGTGGACGTGGGGAGAGTGAGCGCATGGTCAGCAAGTCCCGCTGATAGCCGCGTAAGCGAGCGGTATCGTCGAGCATGATTGTCCGCCAACTGGCGATGGTTTCTTCCTGGGCGATTCTTAAGCGAGAGCTCATTGGATCACCTCACCCTGACCATGCAGTGGCGCACATTCTTTCCACCAGTCGCCGATCTCCCCGGCCAGTGCAGTATCTCCTTGGCCCAGAGCCAGCCAATAGACCGAGCGCATAGCACCAAGCGCCAACAGTTCCTGGGAGATGTCTCGATCTCCTCTGGCTTCACCACCTGCAGCGATAAACTCGGCGCGGGCTGCTAGCCAGTGGCTGGCCAGCCTACTGCGCGGATGGGGCTCGCTCTTGCCGATGAACTCCTCATCGACATAATCTTCATCCATGAGTGCGGCTGGGCTGCAGGTAGCGACCAGCTGGATCTGGATGTATTGTTGGCCGGAGTACACGCCACCCAAACAGATCCGGTTATCTTCGGCATGGGCCGCAAACATATCAGCCAATAGCCCCTCGATTAGCTTGGGAGCCTGGCGGGCGATCTTGATAGCGTCGCTCATATCATCCTCAGCGCTTCTTCTTAGAAGTCAGTTTGTTGTAGCGTTCGTGGGTCATCAGCTGAAAACCGCTAGCCCCACAGGGTCGAAATAGGCGGTATCTGTACCCCACCGCAATGACATCCCCACACCCTGAGTGCAGCCGGCGAGGACGTTTACAGGACAGCATCACAGCTGCTTTTGCCTGTATCTGAGCCGGTATCCGGCCAATGCTCTTGAATCCTTCCATGTGCATAGCTCCAGGGGCTGCCGAAGCAGCCCCTTGTGGGATTAGTTGGGGTGGGCCGGACGGACTTGCTCGGGGATGATCAGTGAGCCTTTCATGAGCCAAACGGCGTAATCAGACAGGCCGGGAGTGTTGATGATGCGCAGCAACAAGCCACCCCCAATCTCGCGATAGCCCAGCTCGTAGTTCTTGAGCGTGGTGGGGGGGATATCCAGTTGTGCAGCAAACTTGGGGCGACTCAGTCCCAAGGCCTCACGCAGTTGGCGCAGGCGCTGGCGGGTGCTGTCGTTGAGGGCCGTCATGGATGGCATTTCGGTGTTTGGCATAGGCATGGTTAGGCTCCTTGGTGGGTACTGATGCGATTGATGTGACCGAACAGGGATGCCCAAACCAGTGCATTTGCACGTTGGGTCAGAATTGTCAGGTCTTGAGCTGAATAGTGCTGACCATAAGGGCCAGCTAGGCGGCGGTGCTGGATCTTGCGGTTGCGCAGCGCGCAGGGGATTGCTAAAGTTGTCATGTCAACTTTCCTTGCTAGGTTGTTGATAAGAGCCCCGTTAGGTGTTTGCGGCACCGTTGATCGGGGTTTTCTTTTGCCCGCTATTTGCGGTGTTCTGCCCAGTAACAATCTCAGTCAGCAGGGCTTTCTTCCTGTCCAGCCGATCAGCTGATCTTGTTTCCTCTTCTCGTTGCAGTTCCGGTAAACAGCCGGTATGCCACTCGTATTCCGACATGCGCCCATGAAACAGATGCTGTAACCCGAGCGCTATCACTGCCTGGCGGATCGACTCTCTGTCAGCTCTGCCGATGGGCAATGCCTGACCCGCTAACGCAATTGATAACTGAGCGATGTAACAGACGGCCTCACGTTGTTTCTGATTGGCCTCGCGCCAGTAGCGCGGTACTTGGGATTTGCTTTGAAGACGCTGGGCTCTAAGCAGGGCTGGGTAATTCTCTGCAGCACTCATGTGTGACCCCTTACATCGCCAATACAGTAAGCGGAGACATTACCTGGAATCGCTGCTCGACATCGTTGATGAGAAGAGCAACAGATCCCATCGCCGCTGTAGCGATGCTCATAAAAGAGCGGTGTTCGTTGCAGGTGATGCGGCCTCGTTCGGTGAGCTCCAGGGTGCGCTGGCCGATATTCGCTATCTGTGAGTTCAGCTGGATCACCTGGTGAGTCAATGACGGGGCGCGCTCGGCACTGGGGATCGCGACAGCTGTCAAGCCGCATTCCAACAACAGAGCATCCAGCAGAGTTTCGTCATGGGTGGCGTGGTAGAGCGCGATCAGGTCTTCGCCTGAAAGCTTGTGTTTTTGTGCCTGATTGAACTTGTTACGCAGTACATGGGAAGACATGCCAATACTGGCCGCCACTCGCTCTACGTTGTGATCCTTCGCGAAGCTGGCACAGGCACCGCGATAGTGGGGGTGTAGGTTCTTGGTGATATTCGACACTCTGATATCCCTCTTGAGTCCGGTACAACAATCAACGAGCTACAGTCATGGTGACGAAACGCTCGGCTTGATAACGGGCCTGCATGTAGAGGGCGTAGAGATTGACGCTGCGATGACCCCGCTTGCCGTCTTGTAAAACCGGCAGTTGGCCACGGTCGGCGCGCTTGCGGATGGTGTTGATTGCGACACCTTGGCGTGCGGCATATTCCACGAGTGATTCGCTGACGATGGCCTTGCCAGTCTCCCGGCTGAAGAAGGGGTAATCTGTCGGTAACTGACTGACATCATTGGGAATAAGGATGCGTTTGGATTTAGAGGCCATTGTGATACCCTCTGGCTGTTTGTGTGTTTTGTGGCTGTGTGTGGCAGCCCGTGTTCAAAGTAACCAGTTAATCCTGTCATCCAAATGGATTACTGTCAATGGTTGATAATTCAAATGAATGACTTTCATGATCGACTTCGTGAGGAAAGAGAGCGGCTTGGCCTAACGCAAGCCGCTTTTGGCGCGATAGGTGGTGTCCAAAAACAGGCCCAGTTTAAGTATGAAAAGGGAGAACGCTTCCCTGATGCTGGCTATCTCATCGAGCTTTCGAAGGTAGGGGTGGACACTCAGTACCTTCTAAGAGGCGCGCATTCCACAGAGAAGTTGACCCCAGATGAAGATCAGTTACTGACGCTATTTCGTGCTGCACCATTGTCTGTAAAAGCCGCCACTATGGCAGGCCTGGCAGCCGGAGGTGCAACGGTGGCTGGAAACGTTACGAACACCAACAGCGGTGATGGTGCTCAGCTGAATTTTAATGGTCCTGTCGGAACTGCGTTTTCTGGTGATGCCACCATCATGAAGGGTTCTAAGAAGCCGTGACCGAGTTGCTTGACACTCCAAGTAGTAAGGTGAGCCTGAATTTCCATGCCCCGGTCGAGTATGCTGCCGGTGGGGATGTGAAGATCATCAACGAGTTGGGAGGGCGGCTACTCACCAAAAGAGAGCGAAAAGAGCTCCATAACTTGGTGCTCCAGCTGGATCGGGAGTTTGGCCAGAAGGGCTGGGATACCTGGACGTATCTGCATGAGAAGATCGGGGTCAACGAGGTTGGAGAGATGCGTCTCGATCACCTGAAGGCCGCCCAGGCTTTGTTGCAACTGATGATCGAAGCAAAACAGGCGGCTTTTGGAACTTCACTCGAAGAGGCCTGGCGGCAAGAATACCAGTCCGTGTGTTGCGATCTACTGGAACAGAGTGAAATAGAGGTCAATCTTAGGGCCGAACTTCGTCACTATCAGCAAGCATATTCAGTACTAAAGTGTGACCACGATAGGTTACAGCAAGTGTTGGCCCAGCATCGAGTTGCAGCAGCCCAGTTCGAGAGAGAAAAGCACTCTCTGGGCAGTGGTGTTACGGAGCTACAGCAGCGTCTTTCGAGTGAGGTCCAATCACACCGCCATTCAGAAGCTGAGTTAAAACGAGCTGCCAACCGAGCGGTAGGGCTGGAACACCAAATTGATAGCCTCATTGCAGGAAGGCTTGTTGATTCCGAAGCGCTTGCCCAGGCACAGAAAAAGGCTGAGCAAGCTCAACGGGTAGTCCGGCGACTACGTGGCAGTTTGATATGTGGCGGAGTGTTGGCTGTGCTGGCCACTGGTGCTGCGGTGTATAAACCGCTCTTCCAGGCAGAGCTTCGCGCTGAGCAAAGCAAGGCAGTGATGCTCAAACGCAAGGATATCTGCTTATTCGATGGCGAGCCGTTTAGCTGGGGTACCAGGATTAATACACCTACAGGGATACAGAAGTGTGTGAAGAGCCGTACTGGACAGTATCTTTGGCAGTTTGGTAAATAACGTTACAAAAAGGGAGTAACAATGTTGGATAATCATTTTTACATTAAAAGTTCAGAGCTGAATAGAGTAATAGAATTCATGCGCGGGCATCCTGGTTATTTTTTCGAAAATCTTCCTAATAATCCCGATACATATATTAATTCAGTCCCAACCATGTATAACCATAGTGTTGGCGAAATTAAAATAGCTATATTGTTTGATGATGGTAGTTCAGGCTACATTTGTTTGTCATACAGTGTAGACAATGGAAATAAGCCTATGAATGAAGCGCTCATGTGTAATTTCGTTGAGAATTTCGAAGTGCTTTATGATTTAGAATAAGTCCTGATATTCTAGAGAATGAGAACTACTAAATATTTAAACTAGAAAGCTTTACATTGGTATTGTGATGAAATGAGCATTAAATCTGTCCCAGAAGGATACTTGGTCGATATTCGTCCCCAAGGTCGTGACGGTAAACGGATCCGTAAGCGCTTCAAGACCAAGTCAGAGGCCCAGCAGTTCGAGCGCTGGGTGATTGCCACCGAACACAATAAAGAATGGGTTGATCGTCCGGCAGATAACCGGCCGCTCTCTGAGCTTATCGATCTCTGGTGGCGCTACCATGGTCAGACTCTGAAGTCAGGAGAGGTTGCGCGTAAGAAGCTCCAGAAAATGGATGCGAGAATGGGTTACCCAATAGCGAGGCAGGTGACCAAGGCGCTGTTTTCTGAGTACCGGGCGATGCGGCTACAAGCGGGTCGTTTACCAAACACCGTTAACCATGAACACGACTTGTTAGGCGGGGTATTTTCGGTACTCATTGAACTTGGGCATTATCATCATGCGCACCCGCTCAAGGATATTAAGAAGATCAAATTGGTTGAGAGAGCAATGGGTTACCTCACCCAGGCAGAAATTAGCGACGTTTTGACTGCGCTATCAAATGACAATCTCAAGGTTGTAAAGCTCTGTTTGGCAACAGGCGCACGATGGAGTGAAGCGGCCAATCTGCGCCGAGAGGATGTACTGGCCAGCCGGGTGACCTACATCAACACCAAGAATGGCAAGAATCGCACCGTGCCGATCTCGGCTGAGCTGTGCCGGCAGCTCACTAATGGGGTGAATAGAGGTCCATTGTTTCGTGACCTTGATTATCTGCTGGTGCGCGATGTGATCAAGTCAGTGGCGCCGGACCTACCAACAGGGCAGGCTGTGCATGTGTTCCGACACACGTTTGCATCACATTTTATGATGTCAGGTGGGAACATTCTCGCGCTGCAAAAAATTTTGGGCCATTACAACATCCAGCAGACAATGACCTATGCCCACTTCGCCCCGGACTACCTGAGTGATGCAGTGCGCTTTAATCCCCTAGAAAACCTGCTATCAGCCGCTTGA